GGTAGCCGATACTGATGCGTTCAAAGAAGCGTTTAAAAAGATTCAGGCTGAAATTGTTAATCCAGAAACAAAGCTCACCGATGCTTCCGTTGATGCGATTAAAAATCAATTATTGCAAGTTAAACGAGCTATGAACCCACGAGAAGTGGATGAAGCAACAGGAATTGTTCGTGGTAAGCCCGTTAGTTTTCAAGGCTTAGAAAACCTAAGAAGGATGTTAGGTGATCGTGCTAGGGGTTTACCCGCAGAAAGATTTGATGCGATTGGTCAACAACAAGCTGGCAGACTAGAGAAAATTGTTGAGGATGTCATGTCCGACTTCTCTGGTGGTCGTATTGACAAATTTATTAGCCAGTACCGCAAAGATTCTGAACCGATGCGTGTTTTCCAAAGCAAAGTCGGAAAAGCCTTAGTCGATGAGCAATTGGTCGGCAAAGGCGTGAACTACGCTAAAGTACCCGCACAATCAATACCAGACAAAGCATTTAAGACTAGAGAGGACTTTAAAGCCGTAGTCGATGCGTTTGGTGGTAACGAGAATTTAGCCCGTCAATTAGGGCAGCGTTACTTTGCTAGCAAGCTCGAAGGCATTAAAGATGCAAAAGGTATCGAGAAATTCATTCGTGATAACCGCACCATGCTTAGAGAAACCGACTTTTTAAGATCGGCTGAGAAATACGCAATGGATGTGCGTAGAGCAGAAACCAGAGGTGCTAAAGCGACTGAACGGGGTGCAGCAAGAACCATTACCGCTAAAGAACAACGGGCATTACAGCAAGATTTAAACCGTCTTGGAAGCGATTTAGAAAGAGCTAAAGATATTAACGAGATTAGCTCTCAAGCATCGAAGGTGGCAGATCGTTTAGAGAAGTCTGGCGTAATCAATTTGCAACAACGAGATCAGATGTTGCGTGAGATTAACTCGATTGCCGATGCACAAAGAAAACGCCAAGCCGTACAAAAAGTAATTGCCTGGGCGTTAGGTGGTGGTACTTTGTATGGCGCATATAGTGGTGCAACATCGTATTTGAAAGATTAAATGTCTAAGAAAAACAAAGGCTTAAATCCCGAACTTGAAGGAGCAATTGAAAAGTTGCTAGCCGATGTCATGTCTGATCCAATGGCATCCTTAACCGACAAGTGCAAGGTATTAGACCGAGCAATCAATGTGGAAAAGCTCAAGCAAAAGATTAGTGATGATGAATGGGGTAGTGGGTTTATTGCTACTGAGGATGAGGAAGGTTAAACTATGAACTGTTTTAACTTCTCAGGGGATATTTATGGAAGCAGTAGCAGTTATTCGCCTAGCATTAAAAATCATCTCAGACCGTTTGCTGGTGATTTTGGCACTCGCCCTATCGTTCAGCCTGGCGTGCTGGACAATGTACGACCCGCAGCTGGAACGCCTGGGAACAATGGCTTTTTTCAGCATTTTCAGTTATCTTCTACTCAATACTAGAAAGAGAGAACCCCATGAGAAACCCGAAAGATTGGCAGACCAAGAGTAAGTTTCCTGGCGCAGACGAACTGAACTATTCTCAGAAGTCTAACGCTAAAGCAATTCGCCCACAAAAGCCATCAGACAATACTGTTAACCATCAAAAGTGGCAGCCAGGCTCAGTACCGATTGGTGGCTATCGCTCGATGTTCTGCTTTGAGGATTCTTACAATAGCAAGATCTCCTCGACTACTAAACCTGAGAAAAATAGGATCATCTAATGGGAATCATGGCTTTTACCCCGATGGGGAACACCGTTGTCTTTACTGCTGCTGCAACACCGCCAACGCCTGTACAAGCCTTGTCAACAACCGTTGGTGGAACTCAATATCGCATTAACAATAGTGGCAATGTTGCTGTTTTTATTGGCTATGGAGATACCGCTGCTGTTGCAACCGCAACCGCAAATGTAACCGTTAAAAACTCAACGATTGTGATGAACGCAAATAGTGTGGAAGTATTTACTTTTAATGTAAATCAATACTTTACGGCATCTACTTTAAGTGGAACTTCAATTGTGTACATCACACCTGGAGATGGATACTAATGCTCAGATCGTCAGGCTCGGTCACAATCAATGTTACTGGAGCTGGCGGTAACTTAGCGTATGGCTCTTTTTATAGCAGCTTAGATCAAACGGATGGCACAACACCCCATTTAATGTACTGCGAAAACAACGCAGACTTTAGTGGTGTGACAATGGAAACGGGTTCGGAAGGTACTAAGAGCCGTATTACTTTTGCAAATGTTGGTACATACAATATTCAATTTTCTGCCCAACTACACAATACGGGTGGTGGTGGCTCTGGCAATACCGTCAATATTTGGTTTAGGTTAAACGGCAGCAACATTGCTAACTCAGATACAAAAATAACCGTACCTAGTAATGCTCCCTACTTAGTCGCTGCTTGGAATTTTATTGTGAGCGTTACTGCTGGACAGTATGTTGAAATTGTGTGGTTCACAGACAATGCTAATATTATTTTGGAACAAGAACCAGCTACCGCTACATCACCCGCTATTCCATCCGTCATTATTACGGCACAACAAATCAGATGATTATTGAATCCATCATTGGCGCTTTAGTACCTGTTGGTGTTGAAGGCATCAAACAACTCATTTCAAACTGGACTAATGGTGGCAAGCCTGTTTCGATTGACGATCAGATTAAACTCGATCAAGCCGAGATTGCTCGCATTGAAGCCCTTGCCAAGCTCGACAATCCTGGCGGTACTCCTAGCCAATGGGTGATTGATCTACGGGCATCCTCTCGCTATGTAGGCGCATTGGTAGTTATTGTTGTTGGTTTATCGACTTTGTATTTCAGCACAACCGAATCAATCCAACGCATCGGCATTGAAGCAGCCAACATCGCCTTTGGCTTTTTGTTTGGCGCTCGGATTATGGCAAACTTAAATAAATGATAAACAGTAGAAATATCAATGACTTACTTCCAAATGTTAAAGTTAGAGTTGAAAAGTTTATTGAACTCTGCGATGAAGAAGGTATTGATCTTTTAATTACTTCGACTTATCGTGATAATGAATCACAGGAAGCTCTTTATGAACAAGGAAGAACACGACCTGGAAAAGTTGTTACAAACGCCAAATCAGGAGAATCTTGGCACAATTATCGTTGTGCTATTGATATTGTTCCTCTCGTTAATGGTAAGCCCAACTGGGATGGATCTGATCCTATTTGGGAAAAGATTGGTGAGTTAGGAGAACAGGCTGGATTGGAGTGGGCTGGTCGTTGGCGAACTTTTAAAGAGTTAGCACACTTCCAGTACACAGGCGGTTTAACATTGGCTGATCTAAAAGCGGGAAAGGAGATTGCGTAATGCCACTCAAAAAAGGAAGTAGTAGGAAAACCATCTCAAAGAATATTCGAAAAATGATGCGAGAAGGTTACCCACAAAAACAAGCAGTAGCAGCAAGCCTATCGTCAGCACGAAAAGGAAAGCGCAAAGGAAGAAGGTAAATATGGCTCGCAAGCGTGGTCCTAATCTTTCGGTTGGTCGTGGTGAGAAGCTCTCCGTTTCCGCTGGCGGGGGTTTGACTGCGAAAGGACGAGCCAAATATAACCGAGCCACAGGATCAAACTTAAAAGCACCCCAAAAATCAGGAAGTCGGCATCGCTCATTTTGTGCCAGATCGAAACATTGGAAGGGTGAACGGGGTAAAGCAGCTAGACGGAGATGGGGGTGCAGATGAAACCAGGACTTTATGCCAATATCCATAAAAAGAGAGAGCGCATCCGTAAGGGATCAGGCGAGCGCATGAGAAAGCCTGGGAGTAAAGGTGCGCCAACCGAAGCAGCATTTCGTAAATCCGCTAAGACGGCAAAGCGAAGGAAGAAGCGCAGTAGTCGGTAACGATCTGATTACATAGTTCTTCTTGTTCTGGTGTAGTAACCAGAATGTCAAAGTACCAAATCGTTGTATCGCTATGACCTTGCTTCATACGCCAGATGTAGTTCATTAAATGCAACATCTGTTCAGGATCGTTGGTCTGCGTTACAAACTCCCCAAAATTATCAAATAGATAAAATTGACTGTACCCTTGGGCTAATAGCTGAATGGGTACTTTTGAGAACTTGTAATATTGCTCTGGTGTCCTAAAGTCTGCTTCATAGTAGATCAACGGCTTCTTTTCAAATGAGCAGCTCTGAATCACATCCCAGTCGTAACCATCGGTGTCAATCTTAATGAGCGACAGATCATCCACCTCATATTCTCGAATGACCGTATCAAGCGGAATACCGACTGTGCCGACTTTTCCTTTTACAAGCTGCACTTTGTTGTCTGGAAACACTTGGCGAACATGGTCATAGTTGCGAGCAAGATACTTAAAAATATTTTCCTCGGCTTCTATACAGACAAGCGATAGATTTGGATTGTTTGCCAACATGGATGTCATCAGCAGCCCACAATTCGCACCAACATCAATGACTGTGCCATCAATGTACTTACCTAAGAATGGCAAAAAGCGGTCATAGAGCTTGTGCTTTTGTTGGTAGTGAGGAATCGGATTACCAGGGTTTACTTCTAAACGAATGTCTTGAATTTGCATAATTATTCCGATGGGGTTAGTTGACCTTCAAACGCATAAGTACCAATGTGCGCCAATTGACACCAAGGCGCTGCGTACACCTTGCCACCCATTTCCCGCCAAGTACGGCAAAAGTGATAGTCCTCTGAGAGCAAACGGTTTGTGCCAGGCTCAATGGAAGTTGTAAAGTATTCTTTAATTGGCTCAGATTGTTTCATCATGCCACCCAAGTCAATCACATCATTGGAGTAACTTGGTACAACCGCATCCATCTTTTCAAATACTTCTCGCTTAATCAACATAAAGCCCGTACCGCCATTAAAAATCTCAACAGGCGTACCAATCGGAACGGTGACCTCGCCCACATAGTCCACCAGGTTCACCACGAAGCTGCCCGTATGGTTTTTGAGCTGATCGAATGGCACACCACGATCCATTGCTGCCTTGACCTGATACCAGTTAATCTCTTTCTTAGGATAGATTCCGCACAGAACATCCTTGTCAGCTCGAATCATGTGGATTACATCATCGGCACGAAAACGAATGTCGGAATCAATAAACATCAAATGAGTGCATTCCGTTTTTAAAAAGGTCGATGCCAATGAGTTTCTCGCCCTGGTAATCAAGCTCTCATTAAACATAAAGCTAAAGTGAACATCTACGCCATTGCCTTGGCAAGTAGTCATTAGCTGAATGACCGATTGCATATAGTAACCAGCGCACATTCCACCGTACATCGGTGTTGCTACAAATAATTTAGTTTTTGGGGTTTCTATTTGCATAATTTATAAACTTTCCTAAAGTTGTTAAATGTGACGGATCTAAAGCGCAGCCTTCGCCAAACCCAAAATCCTTTTTTTCATGGTGTGTAATAAATTTTTCTTTGCTAACAACGCCTTTAATATCAACAAGATCTTCTCTCAAGTATTGAACCAAAATGGCAACATCAGACTTAAAGTTTTCAACAGATTTAAAAAGTAAATATTTGGCTCTAGTGGTTTTTACATCAATGGTATAACCTTTATACACAAAGTCGTGACCATCATCAGGACCACGCAAATTGGTATTAACGGGTATATTTAATGCGAAGGCAACCGCAAACTCGCCTGTAACACCTTCTCTATCAATTTGATAATCAGTTCTATTGCCATCTCGCTTAGTATTTTTAATACCATTACCTCTAGCAAAATTAGTTCTCCCAGATGCTTCCCAAGCAATTTCGTAAGTATCCAAATCAGTTAAATGAACAATCATTTTTGTTAATTAATTTTCATAAATGATCTGGAACGATCCTTATAATGACTTTGCCACTTGGTAAAAACCCTACAATCTCATAAGTCACATCTTTCATATCTATCTCCCCGTTAGTGCCAGCAGCTCAAAAAGATGGCTGGCGCATCTTACCTAACTATCCTTGCGGATTCTCTTTTGAGCTAGAGGGGATTACTTCAATCATTACCTGGCAGCCACCGCCTTTGACTTGCTCTCCTCGCTCAATCAATAGCTTTTGAACTTGAACATCCGAATCGAAAATACCAGCATGTTCTAAGCTATCCAGAATCGCTTTGGCGCAATTGTCAATATCCATGAGCTTCTTGTTTCTCGGCTGCAAAACAATATGAACCATGAGCGACTGTGAACCCAATTTCGGTACTCTCCGTTGTAAACATTCAATCCAAACTGCCTGGCGAAACTCTTGCCCACGCTTACTGATAAACCTACGATGCCCGCTTGCAATCCAATAGTTATTAATTGAGGGCGGGTAAGGTAGGTCTAATCGAATCATCAGCAGCCGATAGGTCTAAATGGTCCTTGTGTGCCAACATCCCAACAACACATACCACCTTTACCATCAGGCACGCATTTCACCTGGGCTGATACGCTTAACGACATCATGGACAGTAAAACAATTGCAATTGCTTTTTTCATGCTCATCTCCTTAAAAAGGTACTTCACCATCATCAACTCGGTTTACTTCTTTCGGATACTGCTGAGTATTCTGGGGTTTCCAGTTATCCTCCGACAAACTAATGAGCTGCCCTTTAGGGGTGTTCTTAGTCCAGCCAGCAATCTTGAGTGTTTGACCCGCCTTGTAGTCCTCTGAGAGAAGGATCGTGCCTTTCCAATCAGGTGATCGCTCATGCTTGCGATCTGTGTTCTGAAACAACACACCTTTGCCCATCTGGGCGATATGTCCATTAGCCATTTAATCCTCCTTGTTCAGCTATCTTGGATAAAAACTTTGCCATTTGATTACCATTCCAGGTCTTTGTAAATGCATCATTGGCAGCTCGTAAACGGTTGTACTTCAAGGTTTTCTCTTTGGCATCGAGCTTCGAGTTCTTGATCTTGGCGTACAGATCCACAAACCCATTGACCCAATCTTCCAAGTTCAAATAGGTTGCATACGGTTCTGGGTTGTCTGGAATGTAGAGTGGCAGCTTATGGATCAAGCCACCAATATTTGACTTTGGAGGTGTGAATGTAACCTCTCCGCTATCCACATCAACGGTTAGATCATCGCTTTTGAGTTCCTCAATTGTGATCGTCTTAGCATCTTTTGTTGGTTCAAAGTCTGCCACTTCTTCAGGAGAGTAGAATCCTGTAACTGAGCCTGGAAACACGCTTCGTATACCTTCTGAAATGCATCGGGATCTGAGCATTGCTCTAGGGAACTTCTGCCAGCCCGAACCTGGTTTGACAAGCCCGATCCTCTGTGCCTGTTCGATTGTCCAAGTAACGGCAAGCTCTCCACCGTTGGGGTGACTAAATACGCCTGTAACTTTTTCATCGGTGTAATCC